GATGAGATCATCGAAACTACCAAGCGACATCCTGACGATGAGTATTATTTATCACAGGAAAGAGCTTTACTGATAGCACAGAACGAAAGCAACACAACATACAACCATGTTGATTATATCACCGCAAAGAAAGCGGGTAAGCAATATAAAACATGGATAACCGAGGGCGACGAGCGGGTACGACAAGCTCATGTGGACGTAGATATGAGAACAATACCTATTGATGAGTATTTTCTTGTAGGCAACGACACCATGAGATACCCGCATGATTATTTAAACGGGTCGCCGGACAATCTTATAAATTGTAGGTGCATATGCACTTATGAATAATACTTTTTCATTTTGTTATACCTCTGAAGCGGTCTGTCATTTGGATGGTTAGGCAGACCGTGAAAGAAAATTAACGTCCTTCGGGGCGTTTTTTTAATAAAGCAACTATGCGGAAATAGCAAAGCCAAGTGGAGCAACCCACGTAAAAAAGAGTGGCAGGAGGGAAAGAAAAAATGATGAAACGTGAAGAAGTAAAGGAACTGCTCAAATCATGGGGCATTGAAGAACCCACAGATGAGCAAGTTACGGACTACCTTAATCGGATGCAGACAGAGGTAAAGAAAGCCGAGGATATGGCAAAGAAGTACAAAGCCGATGCTGATAAGGTCAAAGACCTTGAAAATCAGATTGAGGAAATGAACACGGCAAACATGACCGATCTTGAGAAAGCCAACAAAGCAACCGAAGCCGCATTGAAACAAGTGGCTGATATGCAGAAAACCGTCACGCAGATGCAGTTACAGAAGTCATTAGCGGAAATCGGCATTGTTGGAGAAGACGCGGACGGTCTTGTTGGTGAGGATGGAACACTCAACACCGAGAAATTGGGAAAGATCATAGAAAGTCGTGAAAAAGCGGCGGTAGCAACCTATCAGAAGGAAGCACTTGATAAAACCCCCGCGCCGGACGCGAAGAAGGGCGAAGAAGGTGGAGAGGAAGAAAAACCTTACAAAGATATAGTTGATCGCGCTGTCGCAAATAAAAAGGCAGAAACCGAAGCGGTTAACATTATTGATTCATACAAGTAACAGGAGGACAAGAAGATGAAATATTCAGAAAAGTCAATATCTGCTACTCCCGAAGTGCTGAAGAGAAAACTCGGCGCTGAATATCTCAAAGAGATTTGCATTCATGCAAGCGCTTTTACGAATGGTTTTCTTGCGGCAGGATCAGCGGTAGCGGCAGATGGTAAAAAGTCAAGCGGTGATGGATCAGACGTTTACGGTATTACCCTCAATGACACATATGAGGAAAACCCGAACACATCCGTTATCGTTGCATTTGCAGTTATCAACGGTGCAAACACCACAGCAACATCGAGCGACAGGGCGGCACTCTCCAACCTGTATTTTGAGTAAGAAAGGGGGTTCATATTATGGGTAAATTTACAGACGTTTTCGGATCATCCGTAATCGCGGCTATCTACAATGAAGCCGCATCAAACAGAATCCCTTATCTTGGAGAGGGATTTTTCCCGGCAAAGCAGAAGAGCGGTCTTAATCTTAAATGGATTAAGACTTCAAAGGGTCTTCCTGTTTCTCTTGCGCCGAGTGCATTTGACGTAGTAGCACCTATCCGTTCGAGACAGGGGCTTGAAGTCATTGACACAGAGATGGCTTACTTCAAGGAAGCTATGCTCGTTAAGGAGCAGGATATTCAGGATTACGAGTCAGCAGTTGAAGGATCACCTCTTGCAAAAGAAATCCTTGACCGCATCTATGACGATGCCGCAACGCTCGTTGACAGTGCGCGTGTTGTTCCTGAAAGAATGAGAATGTCACTTCTGGCAAACGAGAACGGACATCCTTCGATCACGATCGCAGTTTCCGGCGGTGCTAACTACACCTACAACTACGACCCGAACAACTCATACAGTACAAACAACTTTGATACTGTTGATACGTATTGGACAGACCTTGATGATTCTACACCGCTTGATGACATTTCAGCGGCACAGGATGCAGTAGAAGCATCAACGGGTGTTAGACCTTCGATCCTTCTCATGAGCAAGGCTACAATGAACCTTCTCAAGCAGAACGATTCAATTAAGAGCGCAATTCTTGCACAGAACATAACCGCAAATGTCTTCATGACAGATGCAAGGGTTAAGGAACTGTTTGCAAACGAACTCGGCCTTTCAATCATCGTTTACACGAAGATGTATAAGGACGAGTCAGGCACAGCCAAGAAGTTCTATCCTGATGGAATGGTTACACTCCTTCCTGAAGGTGCGCTCGGCAACACCTACTATGGTGTGACTCCTGAACAGCACAGATCAGATAAGCTCGATGTCACAATCGTTGATACGGGTATCGCAGTATCGGTTGACACGAAGTTCGACCCGGTACAGACAACCACAAAGGCTTCCGAAATCGTTCTTCCTTCATTCGAGAGAATGGACGAAACCTACATGATAAAGATTGCGGCAAACGTAACATATTGATAAGGAGGTAGACCTATGATTTTTCCGTTTGAGGTAAAAAAGAATGGTGTCTACTATCCGGCGGGTACGGAAGTACCTTACAGAAGCGAAAAACAGCGGGGGAAAAACTCTCCCGCTGTTGAAGTTTCGGGGAAAGTAGACGAGCCTAAAAAGGTTGAAAAACCTAAAGGGCGTAAATACACAGAAGAAGATTTGGATTTGCCGTATATGAAACTCAAGAGCCTTGCAAGTAAGGAAGGTATCAAGGTTGAAAAGTCGGCAAAAGCAGAAGAAATCAAGAATTTATTGAGGGCATTATGACTATTAACGAATTGTCGGCAATGGTGCAGGAAAAGGCACACATATATGTAACTGAATCAGGCGACGAGATCGAACAATTCCCGGAGCAAGTGGTTGATTACGTTGTGGAATTTGCGATAAATGAGAGCCATTTTCCGTTATCGTTCTCCGATGACAAGATAGCAACCCGCTTGAGTAGATGCGTAAACACATTAGCAATGATGTGTGTAGAGGTTTATTCAAGGATGGGCGCAGAGGGTGAGAAAGCTCACAGCGAAAATGCTATTTCAAGAACTTTTGACGGAACGTGGATTAGCGCAAGGTTGATTGATGCCCTTCCAAACTATGTAGAGGTCATATGATGCGTTGTCTATACAGAAACAAGCAGACAATCTTTTATGCTCTTCTGCTTGGCACAACTCCACAATATAAGCTCGATGAGAACGGGAACAAGATTGTAGATTATGTAGATCCCGAAACAGGGGAAACGTATTACGTTGAAACGGGTACGGACGATCCTTTATACAGTGAGCCGAAGGAGTTCAAGGGCAACATAGCGTTTGCAGGAGCGGATTTATTACGTCAGGAGTTCGGTATTAGTGACGAGCATTACGAAGCGGTATTAGTGCTGAACAAAGACGAGATACCTATAACCGACACATCCCTTATATGGTATCAGACACACCCAAAAACGAAGATCATAGACGATGAAATATATGCCGATGATTCCACGGCTGATTACCGTGTATTACGGTCTGTACCCTCGCTAAATAACGACAGATATATTTTAGCGAAGGTTGTGAAATGAATTATAAAGTAAGCCTAAATGCTAGGGAATTAGACCGCTTAGCTGATTATTTAGATAACTACGCAGATACATTTGAGGACAAAGTAAAGCTGTTCTTGGAGAAGTTGGCAGATAAAGCTATTGAAGTAGCGTCAGCCAATGAAGGTGACTTTTCGGGCTTCATCTATTATTCCAAGAAACTTGAAGATGGAACAACTATTTATGTATCTGCCACATCGAAACTGATTAAGTCGGAGTGGTACACGGGTTCAAAAACACAACAAACTCGGTCAGAGGTCATTTCCCCGTTGCTTATGGCTGAATTTGGATCGGGTCATTACGCTATAGAAAACGAAAATGCACCCGGATTAGGCGGTCAAGGTACGTTGAATAAGTACGGACACGCCTTTGATGAAGAAGGTTGGTATTGGTATGCGGATATGCCGCCTAGAGGTGATGCAACGGCTGTTTACACCGCGCAAAGCGGAAGA